CTTGTTTACAATCCACTTTGTGAGAAGAGTGGTGTTTCTCAGGTCAATTGCATTCAAAAGCTCGTACTTGCTTTCAATGTCCTCCATCACGGAGTCGATAACTGTTTCGGGGAAAGCAACGTCGATGTTCTCCACTGCCTGCTTGGGGTTGCTGCTCTTGCATGCCGAAATGAGCTTTCCGTAATACTCATTTTCCTTGCTTGTGAGCTGTCGGCAGCCGCGAGCCGCAAGAATCTGCGAATCGGCAGCGCCAACAATGCCCTTCGCCTCCGCGAGCACGCATTCCGAAACGACCTCGCTCCATTCCTCCATAGCGGAACTCATTGCTTCGCCGTTGTTCTGCTGAATGCCGTCCTTCAGCTTCTGCATAATATCCTTTTTACGGGATTCCAGTTTTCCTAAATTGATAGGCATATTAAACTTCTCCTTTCAGATTTAAAAATTTTTCAAATAAGCCAACTGCTTTTTCTCCCGAATCGTCGGGACTTGGTTCAGGCTCATGAGGCTTATTAGGCTCATGAGGTTCAGGGCTTCTCGAAAGTGCCAGAACTTTTTCAAGCCTGTTGCTCAGCTGCTTTACGCCGTTTTTCTTCGCCTGCTCCAGAATCTTCGCGGCATCCGACATATCCGCATCGTAATCCGCCAATTCGTCCGCAAAGCCGTATTCCACACACTGCATTGCGGTCATCAGCGTTTCCTGATTCATCATTTCAGTGAGCTTCTCTTCCGTAAGCTTTTCGCCGACTTTCGCAAGGTACGCCTGCCGTGAAGCCTCCGCGTAGGTATCCAGTTCGTCTGCGGCTCGGCGCAGTTCGGCGGCGTCCCCGCTCTTGACAAACCATGGATTATGAATCAGCATGAGCGTGTTTCTCGGCATCACAACCTTATCCGCCGCCATTGCGATTACAGATGCTACGGAATACGCGAATCCGTCAATGTAGGCTGTCTTAAATGCGGAATGGCGCTTTAACTGATTGTAAATTGCCGTGCCCTCCATCACACTACCGCCGTAGCTGTTGATGTAAATATCAATGTTCTTCACGTCCGGATATCTTGCTAACGTATTTCTGAACGACTTTGCAGATGTTTCCGATGGGATTCTATCGCCCCACCAGTCGTATGAATCGCCCTCAACGTCAGAATAGATATACAGTTCCAGTCTTGTCGGTTCTTTCGACTGCTTGATTTCCCAAAATTTTTTATTCGGCATTGTTCTCACCTCCCTCCACGTTCTGAATTCCGTCGTAGTTTTTAGTTAGGTAATGTTTTTGCGACCAATCCTCGTTAATTTCATACAGTCCGGCTTTATCTCTCAGCTCGTCAATGCTTGCGAATCCCGAAGCGATGAGCTTGTCGATATTCGCCGCGGTATCGAAAATATCCGTATGTTTTACTGCGGTCGTGTCCATTCTTATGCGCTTTTTGCCCTCCGTAACATCTCTAACGGAATAGTTCCGCGCCGTGAGCATTTCTCCGGTCATTTGCGCGAGCGGGGCAATGCATGCCGTAAGCGTGTAATTCAGCGCATCGGAAATGCCTGCTATATCTCCGCTCACCAATGCGGGAGACATTCTGAATGCCTGCGCACTGCGCTTTACTGCGCCGTCAAACAGCGTCTTATAATCGCTTATCTCGTTTGTAGTCTTGCTGTTTTTCGTTTCCAACGGGATATACTTGTATCCAGACATTAGCGGAAGAACGGCGTTTCGCGCTTTGAAAAACGGCTTAAACGTCTGATTCATCAGTTTTTTGAACTTTTCCTCAAAATCCTTGTCTCCCTTGGCGATTGGCGACAGCTCGACAATACCCTTTTGCCCGCCTGATTTATAATACTTGTCGGCGGTCTCACTCAATAGCTCTGAGTATTGTGAAACGATATTGCTCACAATTCCGCTTACATTCGCGTTTGAATATCGAAGATAAAATACATCTTCCGCATAAAAATTACTGTTGAAACTGAAATCGTCACGGTAAACGTCTGTAAATGCCGAGCCGTACAGCACGCGGCTATCTTTGTTGAATCCGTCCGCGATTATAAGCTTATCGTTTACGGGAATAATCAACGCCTCGGAATTTAAAAGCAATTTGCAGAAAAATTCCTGCCAGAACTCTGATTTACACTGGTTCGGGTTCGGCTTGACATTCAGAATATACCACAGATTTCCGCGAACCGGCTTTCCGTTTTCTTCCGTGATGAACTCGCATTTTGCAAGCAAGGCGGCAATAACCGAAATTACCGTTGTGAGTGCAAAGCTTTCAATCATTAGGTTGCCGTACTTATCCGACTGCTCCTGCGTTAGCACAATTTCTTCTTCTTTGAAATTAAAAATCTTTGCAATCAGCGATTTGAATCCCATTTCTTTCACCTGCCTTAGTCAAAAGTAAAACATTGCATATCGCTTATATCGGTTGAAGTCAACTGCAAACTGTCAATTCCAACCTTGGACTTTGCAATTTTAGCCGCCACAAAAGCCTTGAATGGATCTGTCTTTCGGCTTTTCGGCTCTATTTTTCCGTATGTGATATTGCCCGCCGGACTTGTCACTTGTTTGGCGTTGTTCGTAGCCCAACGCATAAGCGGATTGTCGCCCCATATGTATTTATGCTGAATAAATTCGCTGGTAAATACCGGAATATTCATCATTTCGTCCGATGGGCGCGTTAAAATAATATTTTCGTAGCCTTTTTCTGTCGAGGCGTAAATATAATCTTTCAACGCTTTTTTCATCAGCTGATAGCGATAACTGTCTATGCCCGTGTAGATAATCGTTGCACCCAGTTCCGCCGCCGTTTGTGCAAGCCAAAAGACAATCAATTCCGCCGAGATTTCGGCGTCGTCCACAAAGGATAAAAGCCCCATAGCCTCCCACTGCTCCAACGGTGCTTTAATGCGGGACAAATCCTCGGATTTACGGCAAACCCATGTGTGAGTAATCCAGATTTCCTTATTGCCGACATCAAAAAGGAGCCCTGCTGAGGCGAAATCCGTAGTCTTGGCGTAGTCAATGCCCGCTATGCAGACTTGTCCATGTAATGCCTCATAATCAATCGGCTGATTGGTAGCCTTGATATTTTCCCAGGTCGTGACTTCGCCTTCCTGCCTTCTCGGCGGGAGGTTCATTCGCTTTAGCGCGAAGCTCGCATTTGCAATCGGATTTTGCAGATATGCGGTATACTCAAGCTCCATCTCGTACTGTAAATCCGGAAGATACGGCAACGATGGATTTGCTTTTACCCACTTGGATTTATCCTTGATTTCATCTTCGCTCTCGATACGGCAGATAAACGGCAGCGTTCCGTTGTCACTCTCTTTGCCGTTCAGAATCCTTTCGCAGCGCTCCATCAGGTCATCAAAAGGACCGCCGCGAACCTTGCCGTTTGTTGTGATGATTGTCCGGCGCGGATAGCGTTTTTTGCCCAGTCCCGTAATTACTACGTCAATCAGCTCGTAATTTTCATAGGCGTGATATTCGTCGAAATCGACTTTACCTGGTCTGCCGCCGTCCTTGGTTTTCGGCGCGGAGGTGCGGAAATGATATTCCGAACCCGTTTTCAGATTTCGGATAACCTCTTTCGTCCAGTAAAAATATTTCTTCCAGAATTTTTCATTGCTTTCAAGAATATTATAAATATCCGTCCAACTCGCCTTTGCCTGATCTTCACTGGTTGCGAATGTGTCGATGTGGTATTCTTTCACACCGTTCACGGGGGTTAGCAAATTGAAATTCTCAAACGAAAGAAAACCGTTTTTGCCCGTTCCTCGTCCGACCTCAATCACCAACTCAGGAAAACGAAGCTGACCGTCCGCACGGTAAACGCAGTTATGCAACGCAAAACAAAATTTTTCCCACTCGAATAAATTGAACGGAAAATATTTTTCGTTTTTCAAGTACCGCTCAAGCTGATTCTCGTCAAGATAAACGTCCTCTGCCTCAAAAACTCGCTCAACCATATCGCAAAGCTGAAGCTGTTCTTTGCATACGGCAATTTCACCGCCCCGAACTATGTTGATATAATCCTGGATATAGCAATTCACTTACAAATCGCCGTCGGTTTCCTCATCGTCAATCTCTTGCACCTTTTCGGGAGAAATTCCGATTTCTTTGAGAATGGCGAGCTTTTGTTTATTACACAGAATGGCGTTTTTTATACTCGGATTTTCTTTCTCGTATTCTTTGCCCTGAGAAGATATTGCATTGTAAAATCTGCCGCGCTCCTTGACATCTTTCTGCATTTCCTTTTCCTGTTTGTAATAAAACATGAAATCGTCGACAAGCCCGATGTAGACTTCCAAATCAGCGCCGTTTTCCTGAAGCTGATTAAGAATAGACTCCTGAACGGTCTTGAATGTGACAGATTTTTTCTTAGCGTTTTTTGCACTCAACTGCAATCCCTCCTTGCTTGAAATTGACGTCCGCCTGCAAATTTTTTCTCACGCGTGCGCGATAAATCCATCTTGGGTAGGGTTCCTCCCGGCGTAGACAAAGCCAAAAAAATTTGATTTTTTTGCCCCGGGGGTGTTCTCGTGAAGCCGGATTCGGCGCATTACCAGCGCTCCGAATTGATGAAAGCCTCACTGCTTTGCTTTCCAAAACGGTCCGGATGCTGTTCCTCATGGCATTTTTGGCAGAGGGCTATCAATTGTCGGACCGTGCATGATTTATCTTGATATCTCTCATATGCCAGCTCAGGAAAATCTTTCAGGTGCTTCACATGGTGG